TTCAACCAAAAGCTGAAGACTGCTTGCTGCAGAGCCTATGGCACCTGCCATACTGATCTCAAAACCACGTAGAACGTAAGATTGGTCTTCTCCGAGGACTAAAGAACTTAGTAACTCATCGAAATCATTGCGAACTGCTGATTCTATAGATCTAAGATGTGGTAAATCTGCCCTCTGCTGATTTATCCAATTTTGCGATCTTCTAACTGCCATTAAATTTCCTCTGATTTCTAATTTATTATACCATAAATATAGAATTTATTTGAATTTATTAGATAAGGGGTTATGTTTATAGTTTGTTTGTAGCTATATTAATAAAGATTACTATTTGTTTGCTTTTTTTCTTTATTTGTGGTATAATTATGGTAAGGAGAGCTTAAAATGAGCACTAAAAATTATGGTGGTAGTAAATTCAATGGCTTACGAGACAAAGAAAGAAAAGCCAATATTTATAGGGATAAATCTGTAATGCCAGCTAAAAGCATTGTGCCTAAAAAATTTTTAAATACTACTAATAAAATTAAAACTATAAATATGCTAATTAATAACTCTAAATTTAAACCTGGAACTATTTGCCAATGTGGATCGACTAAAACTAAAAAAAGTATACTATACTCAAAATAAGGCTTATAAAATGTGTTTGGGTTGTAAAGCTGATTTGGGAGACGCATAATGACAGTTAAAGAATTAATTAAAAAATTACAAGAATACCCAGAAAATATGGAGGTTTTTTCATATGGACAGCCTTGTTCTGGAAATATTTTAGAGGCGACTGCTATGAAAATACTACCGGTATTGAAATATGTAGTAAAAGATGAAATAGACGATGCCTTTGTATGTCAGAGGGCACATCAGGAAACAGCAGGAGCAAAGAAATGTCTGATACTATGACAGATGCTGAGAAAAAGCTTCTAGAAGAATTTGAAGCAATGTTAAATGAATCAGATCAGGATGATTTCGGTTTTTTTGATCCAGATTTCATCTATCCGGTATTTCCAGATAGTTCAGATCTAGAATTGCCAGACGAACCACCTCCAATTCCAAAAGAAGCTTTAAAAAAAGACAAATGCGAACATAAAGAAACTAAAAAAGTATACATAACAAACATGACAGCTTACATAATGTGTAAATCTTGTAAAGCCGATCTGGGAGACGCAGAATGAAATTTTTAATTTTAATAGTACTGGTGACTGGGTGTGCAATACCTGGAAAACCAAGTCCAAGAAGACCCGTTCAACCTTATAAAGAAAAAATAGCTGAACGCATTGAAAATTGTATGGTTAGATTGGCTGATAGAGGAATTGAAGAAAATTTATTATATTCTCTATGTAGTAAAACTCACAGACCTAATGTTAAGGCAAAAGAATTAACAAGAGAAAAAAAGTGAATAAACATTTATTTGTTAATATTATGATAGCTTTACAAACTTGTGCAATTGGTCAATACATGTTCCAGAAAAGTTGGAGTTTGGCTGTTTATTGGTTTGCTTGCTTATTAATTAATGTCGTGGTAACATACGGATTGGGGAAATAATGAAAACTATTATGATTGAGAGTTATCCATGTGATTTTGAATTTACAACAGAGTTAGAGCTACCTGAATTTGACTATGGTTGTGATGTTAGAACTAACTTGTTACATAAAAAAATGCATGAGTTACAAGTATATTCTTTCGGGCATGGTTACGAAGATTATATAGTAGAAATGGTAATTGAAAAAGACAATGTTGAAATATGGCGATTAGGCTCTTAATTCATATCCAATGGATTATACGGAATAATCCCTTTAAAAGTAAAATTCAATTTAACAGTTCCTTTTGCTGGAATTGTCATTGTTTCTGCAGTTACTTTCATTTGTGGAAGCCACAGTAAATCAACGTCAGAATGTCTATCTTTTATTCTTAAAGATGTATATGGACTGTGAAGAATTTCATTAATTTTAGTTCTTATATTATGACCTTGCAATCCACCTGTAAATTTAACCCTTACGCCAGAAATAGAGCCTTGTACAGATACTCTACCAGGAGCAATTTCTTGGGCAAAAGGTGAGTCAATGCCATATATTTCAGTATCTGCATAATTAATGGTGTATGTAAGATTTTGAACTTCTGCATACAATGCACCGGATATGTAGACTTTTACGTTAGCACCTGTTAAAACTTTTGTTTGTGACATTATTCATCCCTCTCAAATAAAGTTGCGCCAGGATCTTTTCCCCACACATAATATCTTTCCGAGTCTTTATCAAAGAAATCATCGCTCCACTTGCCCAACCCTTCATCGCCTGGGTAGAGTATGATTAAATTTAAAACAATACCGGTAGCACCTACTAGTTTAATCAAATCTTCAGCATAAATTCTACCAGAAACAATATCAGTTCCATAAAAAGGAACATCTGACCCATCTCTTTCTACATCATATGCATAATTTTGAGATATTAAAGATATATTAGTCCCAATAGGATGTACATTTTTAAATCTATAAGATGGATCTATTAATATAGTTCCACTAGATGGTCTAGCTATGTATGGAACTGGACCCTCTTCCTTACTAGTTCCAAATCCAAATACCAAGTGCCCTTCTTCATCTGGAATAGAAGATGCATCTAAGGTTTCTATAATTCTTTCTGTGTTTGAGTCTATTTCAAAAGTATTAGTTGTTTCTTCTTCTCCGACTATGAATGGTTTTGACGTGTCAAAAACATATGGACCTAAATCGTCTTCGGTTGAAGCTCCACTTTCATGTAAATGGGCTGCCCCAACCCTCTCTCTTCTAACAACTCTAGTTGTAGCTGGCATGAATACTTCTAGTAATCTATTTGAAGTTTGATACCCTGCTGCAAAATTTGCCTTAGAGTTTATTGAAATTCTTTTAGGATTGAAAAACAAAATAGCATCCAAAGTTCCTTGAAGAGTTACTTGATTAGCTCCTTCTGGGTTTGAATATTCTACATAAGAATCACCTACCAAACCACCTTGAACTAAAGTTACTGTAAAAGTACCCCTATTAGCTGGTAAGAAGGCTGTGCCAAATATATTTACATAGTCATCTTTTTTTATTTTACCAATATTCGGATTCGGTCCACCAGTCCAAGTAGCCCTGACAGATCCAGAAGGTTGTACTGATAAGGTCCACTCTGTTGTCACTTCTCCAGTAGTTGGTCTTATTTCTGGAAATTTTAATTGATTTTGAGCACTACCACCTCTAACTCTAACTGTTGAGGAGGGTCCTTTTGTTTCTGAAAATAATTGAACAAAACCTCCAGCACCATCGTCTCTAGGAGTTGCAATACCAGTTCTGTTTAATTTTCTAATACCTCTAGTAATTGCATCTGCCACTTCTTGTGCTGTAGCTGCAGATATATTTGAAAATTGATTAACATTAAATATAATTTCTAATTCTTCACCATCGTCAAACTCAAGAATTAGATTATCCCCATCTGCAAGTTGATATGGTTCAAATTCTGAAGAATTAACAAATGATCTGGTAAATTCAGCACCATACATTGTTTCTAGAATTTCATGTATTAAATCTCTTACTTGTTTTCTTGTGGAAACTTCAATACCAATATCCCTAAAAACTTCATCAGAAAGACCTACATTGTCTGGTCTTGTAATATCCCTATCAGCCATTCTTTGGTCAAGAAATCTTTCAGAAGCAGTTGTGATGTATAATTGATCATTTACAGATTCCACACTGTGAATTAAATGGGTAGCACCAGGTGCTAAAGATTCTAAGATTATTTCGGTATTCGGTCCCTTAATAGCAGGGTTTAAATACTTTCTAAGTCTCTTTTTTTGTTCGTCATCTGAATGAGCCATTATTCAACCTTTGACACTGTTATATTGTTAACAATATCCAATACAAATGGCTTTTCATTAGGATTTACCACTATCACATCACTAGTTGGACTATATGATGGAGATGTAATGGAAATAGCCCTCGTTCCTGGTATACTATTAACAGTAGATATAATATCTGAAATTGCTATTGAAACTCCGATTGGACTTGAGTTAATCAAAGCTGCAATGTTATTTCTAGTTTGTTCTACAATTTTACTGAAAGGAATACCAGTTTGAACCCTGACGTTTATAGAAACTTCAATAGACCTAACCAAGGGTGGTTTAATAAAAATTTCAGCACCTGCAGCCGATACTCCTGGATAAGTAACACTATCTCTTGGATCTCCATAAACAATCTTATTAGATTGAGCAATTAGACCGGTGTGATATTTATATGCGTCTATTCCTTTTACAATTATTTCTGAAAAGTTAAACTTTCCTATTGCAGAAACAATTGAACCAGAAGCTTCGTTTATTTTATTAAACTGTTCTGGAGAATCCAATACTAAACTAACTCTAGCTGTATTAGCTGGACTTACAGCTTTGCTATGAATTTTCTTATACCCAACATATGGGTTTTCTTCATCTATATATACTTGAACAAATGAATCGTTAAACTGAACATTGGTTTGGGATACTAAAATTTCATCAACTACTATTTTTTCTCTAGATAATACTTCTGTTATTACATAAGTTCCCTTATTGGCGCTTGTCAATACGTTTCCAGAAATTACAAAAGAATCCCCAACAACGGCATTCTCATATTGATGAAAAATCATTCCAGTTTCTTGAATTTCTAAAACATCTGCGCCTGAACTGGTAACTACAACATTTGACTGAGCAACTGCTTTGGCATTTGCACATTTTACATAATTACTTCCAGATTCAGTAACCATAAAGGTTCCTCTATTATCTAGTAAGAATCCAGCCCCAATGGTAATTAAATCTCCCATTTTTGCATTTGATAAAGTAGGCACTGTA